GAGCTGGTCGACTTCATCTGCGACGCGGTGGAGGACGAGAAGGACCTCGGCGTCGAGCTGGCCGCCCAGGTCTACCGAGCGCTCCGCAACCGCGAGGACTTCGAGGACATCGTCGATGCGTGCGCAGAGTAGGGCCCAGGAGCGCGTCCGACGCCTCCGTGCGGGTCGTAAGGCCCGCCGGGCGGCGCGCGCCTGCAGGGCCCGCAGGAAGCGCCGTGAGCGCAGCCCGCTGGAGTCGTTCTACTGGCTCCCGCCGCAGCACGAGTTCCTCTCGTGGGCACCGACGAAGCTGCAGCGGGCCGTGCTGTTCCGCGCCGGCAACCAGGTCTTCGGGAAGACGACGTGTGGCCTGGCGGAGGTCATCTTCCGCTGCCTCGGAGAGCACCCGCTGAAGGAGGTCCCCGAGGTTCCCCCGAAGGGCATCGAGGCGTGGGTGATCTGCGCGTCGCACAAGCAGAGCAAGGCCATCCAGGAGAAGTGCTGGAACCTGCTCCCGAAGGACAAGCTGAAGCCCGGGGTGACGTTCTCGCGGGCGACGGGCTTCCGAGCGAACGACCCGATGGTCGAGTTCGCGAACGGCTCGGTCATCAAGTTCCGAACGACCCAGCAGAAGACCCTGGACCTCGCCGGCGCCACCATCGATGTGGCGCTCTTCGACGAGCCACCGGCTTCGGAGCGCACGTTCGGGGAGGTCCGCAAGCGCCTGCTCGAGCGCAACGGTGTCCTGCTGATGACGCTGACGCCGATCAACGCGAAGGTCGACTGGCTCAAGGAAGAGGTCGAGCGCGGCAGCATCCACGACATCCACTACCGCCTCGAGCTCCGCCACCTCACTGCCGTGGGTCGGCGTCGGCTCCACCGCACCAGCGCCGGCATCGAGTGCGACCAGGCGTGGATTGACCGCATCATCCGCGAGACGCTCCAGCGCGAGATCCCGGTGGTCGTGCACGGCGAGTGGGAGGAGCGCGCAGACGGGGCGCTGTTCAACGCCTTCATCGCGGACCCGAAGGTGCCCGGCGCCCATGTCACCGCGACGACGCCGTCGGCGGACCTGCGCCTCTACCTCGGCATCGACCACGGCGAGACCGGTGCCAACCAGGCCTTCGTCCTCGTCGGCGTAGACGAGTCGCGCGTGGTGGGCGGCTTCTTCTCGGTGTACGTCCTCGACGAGCACGTGTCCGATGGCGCGAGCTCCGTGCAGCAGGACGCCCAGGACGTTCTTGCGATGCTCGACCGAAACGGCCTGTCGTGGTCCGACCTCGACGGCGCCTACGGCGACAACCCGACCAGCCGGGGTCCGAACGGCAAGGACAACCTCATGCTGGCGCAGGCCATCCGCGGCGAGCTCGTCAGCCGGAACCCGCACCTGGCCAGGTCGCTGCGCTCGGTCCGGAACCTCTCGCCGAGGATCAAGCGCGCCAAGGCTGGCGACGGCGCCGGCGCCGGGTCGGTCCGCAACGGCGAGCGCTGGCTGCACAAGCTGATGGCGAAGGACGGCGCGCTGCGCGTGTTCTTCCACCGCTACGGACAGGGCGCTGGCGAGTACGTCGGCTGCGCCAAGTTCATCCAGTGCATGCAGGAGTACGACGGCAGCAAGTCCAGCGAGCACAAGCACCTGCCGGACGCGACGCGGTACGCGCTGAAGGACTACATCCTCGGCTTCCGCGCCCCCCGGAAGCGACGGAAGCAGCGCATCCAGGTCTGACGTCCGGTAGCTCCTGGCATGACGCTCCCGACCATGCCCTCGCCGTCGACGCCCCAGGAAGTTGCCCGCTGGCAGCACACCCGACTGCGGCGCCGGATCCTCATGTCCGAGCACCGCAAGGACGTTCAGGACCGCGTGATCGAGGCGGTGGGCGAGAAGGTGGCTCGCCGGTGGGGCGTCGGTCGCGCCGTTCACAGCGGCGGCGTCGAGATGTCGTCGAACGTGCTGGCGAACCGCTCGAAGCAGCTGGCGGTCCTCTACGACCGTCGGCCCATCGTGACCCAGCCCGACGACGAGCTCGCTGGCGACATCATCGGGTCGCTCCTCGCCGATGCCGGCTTCCACGCGCTGATGCAGACGGTGCAGTACTTCGCGATCGGCCTCAACGAGATGGTCCTGGCGCCGGACGTCCACATCATCGCCGGGCGGCCGAAGCTGTCGCTGCGGAAGATCTTCCCGGACATGGTCGAGGGGACGCCGGCTCCGCACGACACGAACAGGCCCATCCGCTTCCGAGAGCTCCGCACCCGTCCGAACCCGGCGTCGCATCCCGACAAGGGGAAGGTGGGCTGGTACTGGGACCTGGTCGACCTGACCGACCCGACGAACCCGACGTGGCGCATCCTCGACGCTCGTCTCGAGCGGGACTGGACGGCCGCGTTCGCGGGCGCACCGAACGGGTTCCCGGCCCGCTTCGTCGACAGCGATGGCTACGGTCGGATGCCGTACATCGTCTACCACGCAGCCAAGACGGGGGACCTCTGGGCGACCTACGCTGGGCGCGAGCTCGTCGAAGGCACGCTCAACGCCTGCGTGTTCACGTCGCACTGGTCGCACTCGATGAAGCACGCGTCTGCTCCAACGCGTGGCACCATCGGCGCTGCACCTCTCGGCGATGGCGAGGACGGTGTCGTCGAGGCCGACAACACCTTCGTGCTGCAGCTCTCCGCGGACGATGGCTTCCAGGGGACCCCGACGACCTTCCAGTGGGGCCCAGGCGCGAACGTCTCCGAGATGGCCGAGACGGTGCAGATGTACGAGCGGCGCGTGTTCGCTGCTGGCAGCACCAACGGGTCCGACTTCGTCCGGATGTCGGGCGACCCACGCAGCGCCTACGCGCTGGCGATCTCCCGCGAGGACCGGCGCGAGGCGTCCCGGGCCTACGAGCCGACCTTCGGTGAGGCCGACGCCGAGCTCTGCGCGGTCATCGCGGTTGCGCTGAACCGGCTCACCGGCAGCAGCCTGCCCGAGTCCGGCTACCAGCTGACCTACCCGGCGTTGCCGCTGTCGAGCACCGAGAAGGCTGCCGTGCGCCAGGAGGTCTTCGAGCTGCTCGACCGTGGCCTCATCGACGACGACGAGGCGCGCGTCCGCCTGTTCGAGGCCGGCATCGTCCGGACCCCGAACCGACCAGAACCACGGGCCGCAGGCCCATCGGAGGACACATGAGACCCTTGTTCCTGGCGCTGTTCCTCGCGCTGTCACCCGCAGCCTTCGCCGAGGGTGGTGGCGGTGGCGACGCCGGAGGCGCCGGCGGCAACGCCCCAGCGCAGCAGCAGCAGGCCCCGGTGGCCAGACGCGAGGAGAAGGTCATCCCCTACGACCGCTTCGTCGAGGTCCTCGAGGAGCGGAACCAGTACCGCGACAAGGCGGCGAAGTTCGACGAGCTCCAGACCCGCTACACCGAGCTCCAGGGCAAGTACGACGCCCAGGAGACCCGCTTCCGCGAGGACCTCGCGCTGGCCAAGACCGGCCTCGACGAGGAAGGCCTCGAGGTCGCGCGGTTCCTCCACGGTCGGCTGCCGGAGAAGGACCGTCCGGCCCTGGCGGACTGGCTCAAGTCCTTCGACGGCGACAAGAACCCCGCGCCGACAGCGCTCCGCGGCTACCTCGACGCCAGCGCTGGCGCCGGCCAGCAGCAGACCGTGGTCGACCCGAACACGAACACCGTCGTGACGGCGCCGCCGTCCGGGGACCCGCTGTCGGTCGAGCAGATCCGCGCCATGCGCGAGCGTGCGCAGTCCTCCGGCGACTGGACCGAGTACGACAAGCACCGCCCCGCCATCCTGGCGAGCATCAACGGCGGAGCGCAGCAGACGTGACCCGGTAGGTCAGGGGGCAACCAAGCGATCCTGACCGGGCCCAGCTGCCGCCGAGCGTCAACGGGCGAACCGCCACGGGGGACCGCGCTTCACCACGAGGTGTCCCGTGGCGTTCGACTACGCGACCATCAGCGACCTCCGCACCGCCGAGGTCATCACCACCGAGGCCATCCGCCTCCAGACTGCCCGTGAGCAGCTCCCGAACCACCCCGTCCTTCGCGCCGGCTACCAGGGGACCGTCAACGGCTCCGGATCGGCGACGAAGAAGATCCCGCACATCGGCTCCGACGGCTACGACATCATGGCGCCGGCCAACGATGGCGCGACCGTCAGCCCGACCGACCCGACCGACGACTCGACCACGGTCACCGTCGCGCGGCAGTCGCTCGCCTACGAGCCCACCGACCTCGCGCGCATGACCGGTCGCCAGGGCCAGTTCGACGCCACCTACTTCGCCGGCTGGATGCTCGCTGGCCGCAACCAGCGCCTCATCACGATGATCGCGGCGCTGGCCACCGGCTACAGCAACACCGTCGGGACGTCCGGGTCGGACATGACCGCCGCGAACTTCCTCGATGCGAAGGCGCAGCTGGCCATCAACGACACCGAGGGCGACCTCCTCTGCATCCTGCACCCGCGGCAGTACTACGACTTCCTGAACGACCTGAACAACAACGCCTCGGGCACGCTGCAGTACGAGATGGCGGCCCAGGACCTGCGGGACCGTGTCGGCAACGGCTACCAGGGTCGCTTCGCCGGGGTCGACGTGTGGACCTCGACGCGCGTCGGTACGGCCAACGCGGGCGCGGACCGCGCCGGCATGATGCTCGGCCCGGGTGCTCTCGCCTGGATGGATGGCGTGCCCCGTGTCGACCTCCCCGGCCAGCAGACGCTGATCGACAAGGTCCTCTACGAGATCGCCCGTTCGCCCTACGCCGGGAAGACCGGCTTCGTCGGCCACGCCTACCTCGGCGTCGCCGAGGCCCTCGACGGCGCTGGCGTCGGGATCATCACCGACGCCTGATCCTTCGAGTCCTCCGCTGCCCGGTAGGTCGCAGTGTCCTCCGCCCACTTCGGGAGCGGGGGACTCCCTGGAGGACAGCCAGATGACACAGGTCGCACCCCGCGCCGGTGGCGCACCAGCCACGACCAACGAACCCGCGCTCGTCGAGTGGGACGCCACCCCGCAGGTCGGTAGCCGCCAGCTGCCGAAGCAGCGCCCCAACCACCGCTTCCTCTTCGCCTACCGCGAGGACCGCATGACGGTGATCGAGGGTCGCGTTGTGCCCGAGCTCGCGACCATCGAGCTCGCGCCGGGCGTCGAGGGTGTCGGTGAAGAGGGCTGGCGAGGCTGGCGCAAGGCGACCACCCGCTGGGAGGAGCGCGGCTACACCGTGATCCCCCCGAAGCTCGCACCCAACGGCCGCAGCTACGTGCAGACGGTGAAGGTCAAGCGCGGCACCTACCACCACAGCGTGTTCACGACGGTGTACGCCGGCTCCGACCGCATCTCGATGAACGCCGACGCCTACGCCGACTGGCTCTGGTCCCTCATCCACGAGGAGCGCC